AGGGGTTCTTGTTGGTTGTCTTGGGGGCGGCGGATTACCACCACCACCACCAGAACCGCGTATAATTTTTCTTTTATCCGTCATGCCTGAACTTGCTCCGTATCGATACCGCCAGAAATCACGACAGAGCCAGTGAAAATTTCCCCATATACAATTGGGACGGGCGTTCCGGCTCTGCTAGTCTGTTGCGTACCTGAAAAGCTAAATGACAAACGTGGGTCTTGTTCACTTGAAAATTCAGGCATTTTTGGAACTGGAAACAGCATTTCACTTACACCACTCAAAACCAAACTCGCACCGATAAGACCAAGAGCCGCCGAACCATAAGCACCCGCCGCATATAAACCTGTTGCACCCATCAAACCACCTCCGCCAGCTAATCCCGCGCCTGAACCGCCTGCAAAAAGCCCTGCACCCATCGGCGTAAATGACAAACCTATCAAGGCCACTCCAAGTAACACCTTTCCGAAATTACCCCCCGAACCTGAAATAACAGGTACAAAAGAAATATCTGATTTACCAATAGGATTGTGAAGCTCGTCTTGACCAATTTCATCATCGTTAGCAATAACTTTATAATATCTATTTGCCATATGACTTTCTAGTTGCGGAAAATTATTAATTAAAAAACTTACAGCCTGCGCGACATTAGAAACATTTATATCTTCAAATTCTTTATGACCGACTTGTTTTGCCAGTTCTCCATATAACTTAATTTTGCGAAGCATAACGCAACCTCATTCCTGTGCATTTTAACAACCAAGGGTTGTATGGCTCTCTACAAGATAGTCTATCTCTTAAATGATGTATTACATCGCCATCTACAAAAATCGCCACATGATTCAACCCGACAGCCCCGATAGACATTAATAAAGCATCGTTATTTTTTAATTTTTCATTCTTGTTTAATTCAATAAACCCTGCTTCTTTTGCGCATCTTTCAAACATTGGGTCAGTTTGAAATTGTTCGGGTGTTGTTGGTCTTTCCCAGTCTCTAAGTTCTATATTCAATTTTTCTTTATAGTATCTGCGAACAAGCGACCAACAATCAGAGACACCCCAAACCCAAGGCAAACCGATCATATCTGGTTTATATCCTATTGGGGCATATTCGCCCCACGTTTCAGTTTTAGGGTTGACAATATACCAAGGCAAGTTTGATTGCTCACAACTTATTTTATCGGCTTCTGAAGCTACAGGCGGCGTTGTTGGATGTGAATGAACTATTGCAATTATTTCCCCAAGAGAATCTCCCGCTACAAAATCTTCAGGGTTCATTATGAAACATTGATGCGAAGTTATTGCTAAATTTTGACAAGGAAAATATTTTTCTTTTCCGCGTACATTTAACAAAAGACCGCAAGATTCTTTCGGGTCTTGTTCTTTGGCATGAATCAATGCGTCAGCCTTCCAAGTCATCCTGTTATTAATCCGATACTTGGAAATTCAGCGCGAGTGCATTGACGCTTTGGCGCTCGAACTCCCGCCATATCAAAAACAGCAGCAAGTTCAAAAGATACTACAGTTCTATTCTCTGCCGATTTTCTATCAATAATATAAATTTCTTGCGGATATTCTGCTGTAGTGTCTGGCGTTCCGTATGGATTTACATTGCTTGGAAAATTAGCAGCATCAATAAACCTTGCTTGTGTCCTTATTCTTTTGACAGTTGCGCCCGTTAAATCGTTACCTGTTGTTGTTTGGTTGACCAAAAGAAGTATTGCTGAAATCGTTCCAATAGCATTTGAAAATGTAAGGGTCGGGCGTGGAAGTTGCCCTTTTCCATATTGAAAACCTTCAGCCTGTACGGGAAATCTTGTATAAGAATTACCTTGCCAAATTATTTCGCCATTATCTTTCAAACTTGTTCCCGCGTGAAAACGATATGTTGTTGTTGCTCCATGTAGTGAATTATCAAGAGTCAAAGTAAAAAGTTCAATAACCGCTGAAGGGTTAATATTCTGTAATTCACTTACAATTTTATCTGTACTCATGCTTCAAATACTTGCCTGAATGTAGCGCTTATTGAAGCCCTATTGTTATAGGGAATTGATTTAGACCAAGTTTCGCAAACGAATTTCTTTGCACCTGAAAGAGTTATCGAAACATTTCCACTATTTGTCGCACTAGCGGCGGCTGTAACTGTAAATGTGTTTGCATCAGCCGCTGTCGCAACTGTGAAAGAACCATCGGTTGCGGAACCTGATGTATAGTCAATTGTTAAAACATCGCCGATTGCAACGCCATGATTTGCAATTGTAATCGTAACTGTGGTTCCTGATTGTGAATATGTTCCTGTTTTTGTGAATCCTTCGCCGGGCGGTGTAAATGTGAAACTTTCTTGATCGTTGGCGCGACTATCAAGAAATGCTTCGACAACATCGCTTTCTGTTTCGCTCAATTCAAAACTTACATTATAGACTTTCGGGTTTTGATTGCTTGCTAGTCCAAAAAATATTCTTTGTTCAAATCCATCTGCAAAGCGAACCGTACGAACAGCGGGCGCAGACTTTTTTGAAAAGCCTTGATATGTGGGTGTGACGCTTGGAAAGGTTGCCATTTTAAGTTGCTAATAAACCTCCCGGCCTTTTTTGTTTTATTAATTCTGATTGTATCGCTGAAGCAAGAGCAACGCCAAGTTCTTTTCCGCGATCTTCATTTGCATTTGATTGCATACCTTCAGCCGAGACATTTACATTTATATTATTTACAATGCCACCGCCTGCGCCACCAATTTGATTATTTGGGATAACTGTTCCGCTTGACTTTGGTGTAAAAATCTCCGGCCCTCGCTCCCCGACTAAATAACTACGCCCAGCGGATGCGCGACCACCATTAGCAAGACCCGGTAAATCTGAAAATATTCCGCCAAAACTTCGTCTAAGTAAAGTATTTATTCCAAGTCTTAACAAAGACGATGCAAGATCATTTACAATCGCCCTTGCCGCCTCTCCAAGACTTCTTGTTCCTTCAATCGCATCAACCAAGGCATCAGAAATACCTGTTGCAATGTCGTTTCCAATGTCTGTAAAGATTCCTTTTATTCTTTCAGCTTCATCTTTTACTACTTTTAAATTTTCTTCTTGTTTTTTTAATTCTGCATTTTGTTCGACCATATGTGTTATTGCCCCCCGATGTTCTTCGCCTGTTTTTTCAACTAATTCATCTATTCTTTGTTTTTGTGAAACTTCTTCTTCATTGCCTTCAATTCTTGCTCTTATCAAGTCATTTTCTTTACCTATTTTATTGATGGTATTTTGTGCAATTTTATCTTTTTCCAAAATTGCTTTTCTTTCCGCTTCTCCTGTTTTAATTGTAAGAGCCTGTTCAAGTTGCTTTAATTCGTTTATTTTCCCCTGTCTTTTGATGAATTCGTCTAAAGATAAAGGGCCGGGAATTACCCCAAATATTTTTCCAAAATCTATTTGCGCTGTTAATTTATCAATTTCTGAATTGAGACTACTTATTTCTGTTTGCAGTTGATCGACAGAACCATCGTTCAATAAAGTATTAAATTCTTTTGCTTTTGCCCCTGCATTTACAAATGCTGTGACCAATCCACCTAAAGCAACAACTAATAATCCGACACCAGTTGAAGCTATAGCCCCTTTAAGTACAGTTAAAGCTGTCGAAGTTTTTAAAGCAGCTATTCCTAGACCTTGAGTTGCAATTGATGCAGTACCTAAATTAGTTCCCGCTATTAGCGAAGCCGCATAAAGTTCAACTAATTTTAATTTTAATGTAGCTACAAAAGCGGCAGCGATGGGGGTTACAACAGTAACAGCCTTTACAGCCAAGGCAAATCCGCTCATTATTGCTATGACTTGCGCCGCCTTACTATCAACAAAACCAATTAAGGCTTCAACTAAAACTGTTGCTCCCTTTGTTACTTTCAAAATAGTTGGAAGAAGTTTAGTTCCTAAAGATAATTGCAACTCTAAAACAGCATTATTAAATTCTTTAAATCTTTCAGCGGGAGATTCAGACATAATTGATTCAATTTGTTCTGAAAGACCGTCAGCCGATTTCGATAAAGCTCTAATAATAATATCTGATCTCAATAAGCCTTTCGATGCAAAATCTTTTAATTTAGCTGTTGCAATACCAGTTTCGTCTGAAATCGCTTGTAATAGTTGCGGAACCTGTTCTGCAATGCTTCTAAATTCATCTCCTTGTAAACGCCCAGAACCTAAACCTTGTGCAAGCTGAGTAAACGCCGCACTTGCTTCTACTGCGTTCAATCCCGCCACCTTTGCAATACTATTAAAACCCATAAAAGTTTTTTCAATATCTTCTAAGGAAACTCCAAGCGGTCTTAATCTTGCAAATATATCTGTTATTCCTTTCGTTGCTTCAATTATTGATAAATTAAATTTATCTTGCGCCCTTGCAACTAATTCTTGAACTTGTGCAAATTCGCCGAATTCTGACGTCAAAACTTTCATTCTGATTTGCAACGCCTGAAAGTTTGTTGCAGCTGTGACAGCTTGCCTTGCAACTGCGGTAACAGCAACACCTGCAATTGCTGTTTTTAATGCACCAAATGATCTTTGTAACCCTGTCGATTGCGCCTGTACACCTTTTAATGCTCTTGTAGCCTGCGAAGCATCAACTGTAAGTTTTACATTAGCCTGTGCCACAAATCAACAAAACCTTTTATTATATATTACCTTCTATTTGCTCTTTGGCGATTTAATTCTCTTTTTTCTCTTTCATTCTTAACTTCATAGTATGCAGCCCAATATATCAATTCTTCTTCTGTAATTAAAGAACGTAATTCTTGAATAGTTTTACCTAATTCTGTTGCGAGAAAAAATTCAAAATTTATCCAATTATCTCGCGATATTATTTTTTTGCTGTATCAACATTTAATTGAATATCAAACATAAATAATTCAATTTCGTTCAATACACTTTCTGGAAGTTCTCTTTGTAGGTTCGGCGCATCTGCGGGTGCAAATGCTTTTGACCCATCTTCTAATTCTGCATTTTTACAAAGAAGATAAGTTGATATTGTCAAAGCATCATCTGTATTTGCAGCTGATTGAGCGCGAACACGATCATCCCTTGTTAAAGGTTTAAAGTATAAATCAACAATTTTTTCTCCGTTTTTATTTTTAAATTCGTATTTTCTTCTGGCTGTCATCTGATCTTTGTAAGATTCAGTTAACAGGTCAATCGTTCTTTTGTTTGGCATTGGTTAATTAGTTGACTAATAAACTCAATGTATCAGATAGCGCTAGTAATTGCACCATTAGTTATAAAGCTGACATTTATTACTTGAACTTCGCCAAGTGTCGCGCCATATTCTGCCGAAGTAATAATCCCCGCAAAACTAATTTTTTTGGCTGAAGTATTTGAATCAGGGAAAAGTTCAAACAAAGCATCGCCCGCATCGCCTGTTACTAAAACATCATCAATAAAGGCTTGATAATCTGAGTTTCCAGAAGGGTCATAAATAAGTTCTGCGGAACCCTCGCCAGAAATCAAACCGCCGATAAATGTTTTTGAGGTGTTGCCGTTAACTGTTGTTTCTATTGTGTCTTTAGTGATAGATAAAGACCAACTTCTAACGCCTGAAATGTCGGCTTCTGTACCGCCTGCATTTTCAAACATTATTTTGCCAACATCGCCCTTAATCGCAGCCATAACAAAAAAAAGAATTATTTATAAATATATTAACTCTTATCTGACTTTTTTACATCTTTTTTTAATTTTTCTTGCTTTTCCATATATCGTCTGCAACGTCCATCCCAGTAAGCAGGGTCACGACGTCCTTTGACAGCTTCGATTGCGTCAAGCATTTCTTCTGTAATTACTAATTTTGGCATAATTAAAGTTCCTCGAAAATTTCAAAGGTCATTCGCAATTGCGTTTGAAACTGACCTTCTGGATTTGGATTGTCAACGACCTCCGGCCCAATAGGGGCATCGAAGATCACATTAGAAACTGTAATTCGATTGTATAAATCCCGCAACCTTTTGCCGATTGTGTAATTGTCGCCTGAACCTATTCCCTGCGGTGTGAAAATATTAAAAACAACAATTCCATTTACGCGATTCTGTCCGCTTGCATTTCCGAGAGTCAAATAATTACTTTCGCCGAACGTTGTAAGGCATTGAACAAAGGTTGTTACGGCGCTGCTATCAAACGACATATTATGAAAAACAACAGATATTGCGGGGCTACTGGCAAGTTCTGTCGCAACTCTAGCTTCAAT